CAGACAACGCATGGACTCCAGACGTAATGCAGAAGATTATTCTTGCATTGCCAAGGAAGTACCGTGCACTTAAGAGCAATCTTAAGTTCTACGCTGGTACAGACGCATTCCAGGGAATCGTTAAGAATAACGGAACCCTATCAGATGCAATTGCCGAGGCACTAGGTCAGAACGGTAACACCCAGGCTAATACCCAGGCTTACCTTGACGGCCAGGGCCAGACATTCGGTGGTGCCCGCACTACCCGTGTTCTAGGCATCGATGTTCAGGAAGTTCCTTACTACCCTGCAGGATATGTAGACCTTACATTCCCACAGAACCGTGTATGGGGTTTCCAGAGAGACATCACTGTTAACCGTCAGTATGTTCCTAAGAAGGACACCATTGAGTACACCGTATTCGTACGTTTCGGTATTCAGTGGGAAGAAGAGGACGCAATTGCGTTCGCTGACGCAAACGCTTCAGACCCTTCATAAGTCTAAAGCAACCTACTAAAAGGGGGCAGGTGAGTAAAATCTCCTGCTCCCTTTTCTAATATCTGTTATAATTAAAGGTAAAGAAGGAGACACTCATGTCCGAAAAAAATAATTCAGAATTTAAAGATGTACCTCTTGCCAAGCTAGAAGACGGCGAAGCTCTTATTCCTCACCTACTTATAGAAAAATATAAAGAAGCCGTAAAGGCTCAAGAAGAACGCAATGACGTAATTTCTTCAGATAAGATGGCCACTAGCCCAAACGTGTCAGTTGTGTCTAATGACGACAATGTAATTGGTTCTGGAAGTGCAGACAAAAAAGAAGCTGTCAAGTTAATTCCATCCAATGAAAAAGAAACAGTTGCGGTATATTCTACAAAGAATGTTACTTGGTCTGGGGTGGGCCAGGTTTCCAAAGGGTATAACATTGTCACCAAGCAGGCTGCAGAAAAATGGGCAACACGTGACCACATTAGGATTGCAACCCCAGAAGAAGTTGCGAGAGATTTCGGCAAATAATGGAATTACTAAGAGTTCTACCATATCAAGACGTAAATATTACATTTACAATTCCAACAGCCTATGTTTCAAATGAGGCTTTTGTAGCAACAATTACTGACTTGGCAGACCTTTCCTCTACAACAAAAACCGTAACAGACAACGCAAACTATGTTTGGACAATCGGTCTATCTGGTAAATATGATACCGATTATCGTGTTGTAATTACAGATGCATCTGGTGACATTATTCATGACGAAACATACGAAATACGTAGACCGTATGTGACACCAGCAACTCTTGGCACGACTGCCTCAGAAATTGCAGAATACACTAATTATGAAGAAATTGCAAGAGCGGTCATTGACTCAACTATTCGAGAAGGATTTTATTACAAAAAAAGAACCCTAGAGGTTGTAGGTCTTGGAGCAGACTATATACCTCTATGGTGGGACGTAAAAAAAATCTTGGCTGTCTATGAAAATGACGTACTGGTTGAAGATCGCACTTATGAAATAACTAGGGATAAAACGGCAATAACGGAAACCGTCCTTGATGGAGTAAACAGAAACGAACAGGCCCCATTGATCCTACCAGCCGCTGGCTCAGACCTTGTAGATACCGTCCTACCGCCTCTACGAGGCTTTCCCAACGGATATGACTACAAGTTTGTTTTAGAGGTGGGATACCCTTCAGTGCCCTCAGACATCGTTAGAGCAGCAACTCTGCTAATCGACGACATTAAGTGTGGCAGAAATGACTATTACCAAAGATATATTTCTGCATATAATACAGACCAGTTTAGACTACAGTTTGATAGCAGGGTATTTGAGGGAACAGGAAATATTATAGTAGACAAGATACTTTCAAAGTATGCTAAGTCTATTACTAGACTTGGAGTCTTATAATGGCTACCTGCGAAAATACCTCAATAGTTTTTCCAATGCTTGCAGACATCTACTACCCCATTGTAGATCAGGGGGCTTACGGTAATGTTAAGAAAAACTGGATTCACGATAAGACTATTGCCTGTAACTTTAGTTCTGCTGGTGCAGCTTTTAAAGAAGATGTAAAGCCAAATGCAAACATTACTCAAGACACAATTATGCTGGGTAGGGCAAAAACAGATATTAGGTTTTCAACCAATAAGGATCAGAACTCTATTACAAACGTGATTGTAACAAACATTAAAGACAAGACTCTTAACGAAATATACGTTGAGACTGCTGGACCACGTGCAGGAAAATCAACGCTTTTTGAGGTAGCTACCGTAGAGCCATATACTGGCCCTTTTGGATCAGTAGAATATTACAGAATAGTTCTTCGTAGATCAGAGAATCAGGCGGCAGACCTATGAGAGTTAAGTTTGATGGAAGACAATTTGGTAAAGACATGAAAAACATGATGGATTATTCTTCTGGATTTTTAGACGGCATTCAGATGGGTAAGCAGCAGCTAATGCATTCCTTGGGAGTTCAGACAGTAGAAATTCTAAAGAGCTACATAGACTCTAATGCAAAAGTAAATCCTTCAATACTACATCACGTATACGAGTGGCACAAGGCTGGAAGTCCTAGTGCAAGACTTTACGACATAAGCTATACTGTAAGCAACCTAGGCCTCTCGTTTGGCTCATCTTTTAGGCAGTCTACTACAATTCAGAATGGATCGAATACTCCTTTTTACGATAAGGCAAGAATTATGGAAGAAGGCATTCCTGTCACTATCGTTCCAGTAAATGCTCAGGCCCTGAGATATTTCGATGATGGAGAAGAGGTTTTTTCAAAAGGACCAATATATGTTCAAAATCCTGGAGGAAAGACTGAAGGAAAGTTTCAAGAAGTTTTTGACAACTTCTTTAATAAGTATTTTACTCAAGCTTTTTTAAGGGCTAGTGGTATGGCAGCCTATCTAGAAAACCCCACAGTATATAAAAAGAACTTGGCAAAAGGAAAAAGAACTGGCAAGCCTGGTGGAGTTTCTACTGGATATCGCTGGGTAGCAAATGCGGGGGTAGCAAAGATTGGCTAATAACTCACTATTAAATACCCCAGTTTTATGGGTAAATAAATATTTACAAAGCAAGATTCTTGAGGGCACTAGCCTAGACACCCCCTTTTTCCCAACACTGCCATCAACAATCAACGACCTAACCTCATATTTTCCAACTGGTGGAACAATGGCAACTTGGGATAGGCTAATTAAAATGAATAGAAGAAGTTTTCCACACATTAAATGTGAACAGGTAATGTATTACTTCTATGCTAATGGAGAAAACCCTATTGAAAAAATGGTTCAAATTCAAGAACAGACGCTAAGATTAATGGACCGTGGAGACGAAACTGCGGAAGAAGTAAACAATTGGTGCTCAAATAGGCAGGTAAACATAGGAACTTCTCAAAATCCAGACCTAATAGACAACATGTTCTACTTTCATAACTTTAAGGTATATCAGCTAGAGGAGTCCAGAGACATTATTGACTTCGGAACAGCCAGAACTTATGGCGGAAACAAGATAATTATTGAGTATGACTATCACCAGATGCCAGAATTAACTAATAATGACTGGGTTCCAGAACAAAGGCTAATAACAAAACAAGTTATTTAAAATAGGCTGATATAATTAATTTTGAGGAAACACGCCTATTATCTAAAAAAAAGAAGAGGTGAATTACATGGCTAATTACAAAAGAGGTGAAGCCACCAACATTATTGTTGGTGCAGCTGCTTTGTTTACGTACGAAGGAGGAGTCTTAACAGACGCATTACTTCCAGATTACGAAGAAGAAGGAACTGTTGGAAATACAACAGGAACATACCGCCAAACGCTATCGAGTACAGCTGCAGAAACTGCTGGATTCCGTAACGTTGGCTACACCATGAACGGTTTGGAAATTCAATTCCAGCCAGACTTTGGTGAAGTACAGGTTGATCAGGTGCTTGACGTTGCAAAGCTATACAAGCAGGGTATGCAGGTTAACCTGAATACTGCTTTTGCTGAAGCGACACTAGAGAACTTGTTGTTCTCATTGGCTGGTAGAGACGAAGATCTAACTGCTGGGGCTAAGAACCTAGATGGAACAACAAACTCCACTAATGGAATCTCGGCGGGATCTCAGGTGCTAAACATGTCTGCTGGTGACATTGGAGAATGTCCAGTAGAGCGTGGTCTAGTAGCTGTTGGTCCAGGTACAGGTAACTGTGACCCAACCGAGCAGATTGAGCGTATTTACGTTGCATACCGTGCACTTTCAATTGAGAGCGTTACAGTATCCGCAAAGCGTGACGAGCCGACAATGTACGAAGTTTCATTCCGTCTACTGCCTAACAGTGATGCATCCTACGGTAAAATCGTAGACCGCACCATTCCAAACATAGTATCGTAATATAACTTAACAATACAGAGTTACCCAGTCTTTTTAGGCTGGGTAATTTTGTTTTTGCGGTATACTTATATAATGGCAACATCAGTATATAAAACAGGAAAAGTAGTCTTAGTTGACGGTACAGAAATTGAGCTATCTCCGTTAAAACTAAAATATCTAAGAGAGTTTATGGAAGCCTTTGAGCTTGTAAAAACGGCAGATAATGACGAAGAAGCAATTATCTTTTTATCAAACTGTGCAGCTATTTCTATGAAACAGCATTGTCCAGAAATATCCACTATTGATAAGCTAGAAGATTCTGTGGATTTGCAGGGAATATATAAAATCCTAGAGGTGTCTGCAGGAATAAAAATTAATGAAGAGTCCGAAGAGCCAGTAAAAGAACAAGCAAAAGATAGTGGCTCTTCTTGGGAAAACCTTGATTTAGCCAAGCTTGAGTCTGAGGTTTTTTTGCTAGGAATCTGGAAAGATTATCAGCAACTAGAACTTTCCCTTTCCATGCCAGAACTCCTGATAACTCTAGAATCAAAGAGAGAGCTTGACTATCAAGAGAAAAAGTTCTTAGCTGCTATTCAGGGGGTAGACATAGATAAGAACAACGCAGAGTCTTCAGGAAACAAGTGGGAAGAGATGAAGGCTAGGGTCTTTAGTGGTGGTAAGGCAAGAGATGGAAATGACGTTCTAGCTTTGCAAGGCGTGAATGCTAGAAATGCTGGGTTTGGTATTGGGATGGGCCTTGGATACGAAGATTTGACCAAAAAGCCTAAAAAATAAAAGGTTTTGTGTTATAATTAATAAAAGCCTCATAGCGGAAGGAACATTAAAATATGAGTACAGAAGTATACGAAGAGAAAACAATTAAGTTAATTGACGGAACAGAAGTTAAGGTTAGACCCCTAAAGATTTCTTTGCTCCGCCCTTTTATGAAAAAGTTTGAGGGTATTACAGCAGTAGCAGAAGACAATGACAAGTCCATGAGCCTACTGATGGAATGTGTTCAAATTGCAATGAAGCAGTACAAGCCAGAGATGGCTGAAGATTTAAAGGCTTTGGAAGATAATCTAGATCTTCCAACAGTCTACAAGATTGTCGAAGAGGCATCTGGAGTTAAGCTCTCAGAAGCATCTCTCGGTCTTGTAAATGCCTAAGTAAAGAGGGTGCTAGTGGATGGCTGAAGACGCCAATGCCAGAATAAGAGTCGATATTGATACGGCTGCAGCTCTGGCCAATATCAAGAATCTTCAAAGGCAAATATCAGCCTTCCACACATCCCTAGCAAAATCTGGTGGTACAGCTGCTGCATCCTCAATGCAACTGCAGAACAGCTTAATCAATGGTTTAAATAAGACTGGCCAATTTTCTGCTGGTATAAAAACTATAAAAACCACTACAGATTCTTTTACAAACTCCCTTCAAAAAAATAAACTCTCTATGGGAGAGTACTTTAGGTATTCTGCTGCAGCCACAAAAAGCTTTGGAAGATTCTTCTCGTCTGAGTTCGACACAATAAATAAAGTCGCACGTGAACGTGTTAAGGATTTGCAGACCCAATATATTAAAATGGGTAGAGATGCAAACGGTGCCATGCGAGCAATTGCCGTCAGGCCTCTTGCTTTGGATATGGAAAATCTGGCAACAAAAACACAGATCGCTGCACAACGTCAAGCCCTTCTTAACCAGATGCTTAAGCAAGGTTCTACTAACCTTCTAAACTTCGGTAAGAATACTCAGTGGGCTGGTAGACAGCTTATGGTTGGTTTTACTGTACCGCTAATAATGCTTGGTAGTGTTGCTGCTAAAACATTCATGGACATGGAAAAGCAGGCTGTAAGATTTAAACGTGTCTATGGTGAAATGTTTACCACAACAGAGGAAACAAACAAGGCTCTTCAAGACATTAAAAATCTTGCAAATGAATTTACTAAATACGGGGTTGCTGTTTCAAAAACAATGGAGCTTGCGGCCGACATTGCAGCTACTGGTAAGATGGGTGCAGAGCTTACTGCTCAGGTTGCTGAAACAACTAGACTAGCCGTACTTGGTGGGGTAGAACAGGCAAAAGCCCTAGAAGCCACAATCTCTCTAACAGATGCATTTGGAGTTTCTGCAGACGAGCTAGCAGGAAAAATTGACTTCCTAAACGCCGTTGAAAACCAAACAATTACCTCTATTGAAGACTTGACCATTGCTATTCCAAAAGCTGGTCCAGTTGTTCAACAGCTAGGTGGAGATGTAGAAGATCTAACCTTCTTCCTAACAGCCATGCGTGAAGGTGGTATTAACGCTTCAGAAGGTGCTAACGCACTAAAGTCTGGTCTTGCAGCATTGATTAATCCAACTGGCAAAGCATCTGAGATGCTTGCAGAGTTTGGAATTAACATCAAAGGCATTGTTGAGGCAAATGCTGGAGACGTAAAGGGACTTGTAGTAGACTTTGCTTCTGCCCTAGATGACCTAGACCCACTTGATCGTGCACGAGCAATCGAACAACTATTTGGAAAGTTCCAATTTTCTCGTCTATCCACATTGTTCCAAAACGTTATTAAAGATGGAAACCAAGCAAGCCGTGTACTAAAACTATCTAACGCAACCACAGCAGAGCTTGCCGTCCTTTCTGAACGAGAAATGAAAAAAATTGAAGACTCTCCAATGTTTAAATTCCAAAAAGCTTTGGAAGACATTAAGGTAACTTTAGTACCTCTTGGAGAAGCATTCTTAAAAGCTGTCACCCCATTGCTAGAGTTTGGAACCAGTGTTCTTAAAAAGTTTGATGAGTTAGATGAGGGTGCAAAAGGGTTTGTTGTTGGTCTAACAGCAATTGCTGGAGTAATTGGACCAGTCTTCCTAATGGGTTTTGGTCTTATTGCCAACGGTGTTGCAAACGTAATTAAGGGATTTGTATTCTTTAAGACTGCAATGAACAAGGCTGGTAGTGCAAGCACACAGCTAGGAATGCAAACCGAGTACATGACCCAGCAACAGTTAGAGGCTGCTGCTGTAGCTGCTTCTCTAGATCAGGTTCACTCAAAACTAAGACAGACATTTACTTCAGAAGCAGCTGCAATAAACGCACTGACTGCTGCTTACGATAGAGCAATCGCAAAACAAATGGCTTTTGCTGGAACTCCGATAGCAGTTGGAAGAGGGGCAAGATCCCCCAAGAAGCTTGCATCTGGAATTGTTTCTGTTCCTGGACCAAAGGGTGCTGGAGATATTGTTCCAGCTATGCTATCCCCTGGAGAAGCAGTTATTCCAGCGGACAAAGCAGAAAAATATCGTGGATTTATTCAAGCACTAATTTCTGGAAACATTCCTGGATTTAAACTGGGTGCTGAAAAGGTAGGATCTAAGAAACCAGCATCTGCTAAAAAGACAGTAACTGCATATACTAGTGCTGTAACATTCTTGCCAGATGATACAGATATAAACAATAGAATGGCGAATTCTCGTAAAAACCCCGTAACTGGAAAAGAACTTTCTGCAGCTTACAAAAAGGGTGGAAAAGGCTTAATGATTCCTCTCGTAACAGAAATAGCAAAGCAGATGGGTCACTCTACTCCGCAAAAACTAGAAGCTGCAATGAAGAAAAGCCCAGCTCTAAAAAGAAATTTTGATAAGTTTGCTGGGGCAGTTTCTACAAGATTTACCTCAGAGTTTGGCAAAATGAAATTTGTCGATGATCCTAGCTTTTCCTCAACAGCACAGAAAATAGTAAAAGAAGAAGCCCAGAATATTGGTAAAAAGTTTAGTTCTGCTACAGGAAAAGTTTTAACCAACTACAACGCTTTTAAGGACAGCTCAGAGCAAATCTTAAAGGCTAAAGGCCAAGGCAGTATGAAATTTGGCGATGTTGGAAGATCAAGAATGTACGACAAAGAGCCTATCTATAAAGATAGCATGGACAAATATAGGCAGAACGCAAAACTGTTTGGATATAGCCTTCCAGAAAAAGTGGCCAGAGTTCATGTTACTCCTAACAAACAAGTTGACTTAAATCAAGCTGCAAAAGGAAAAAGGCAACTGTCTATGCCTGCAGAAAGAGCAAGGCAAAGGATTAATGCTGGCCAGCAAGTATTTTATGAAGAAAAAAAGGCTTCAAATAAAATAACAGCCCCAGCTGGAACAAGCGTTGCACAAGCGAAGAGGCTACTTGATGAACAAGCAAATGCACAGAAAAAGTCTACTACTGCTGTTAAAGAAGAAACAAAGACTAGAAAAGCAGTAACAAAGACTAATAAAGAAGAGACTGTAGCTAAAAAGAAGAGCATTGACGCTACTAAAGTAGATACAAAAACAAAGACAGATTCAGCTAAAAAGGGACAAACTCAAAGAATAACAGCGAGGGAAACTGCAGGTGGAACACGCTACTATTCTGGAAACAGACTTGTTCCAGACCAAAAGGCGGGACAGACAACTTACAACAGACAGCAGGGTGCTATCAAGGGGGCAGAGACAAGAAGGGCCAATGCGGCTATGCGAGCTAACCAAGCACCTCAAGCTCAGCAAAAAGGTGCTGGTGGTGGAAGAGGTGGTATGGGTACGGCTGGTATGGTTGCTTCTGGAGCCGTCATGGCTGGCTCAATGCTTCCTGGATCAGCTGGTAAGGTAGCACAAGACCTAATGATGCCAGTTATGGCATTGTCTATGATCCTTCCAATGTTACCTGCTGGAATAGGTATTGCGGTAGCAGCCATTGCCGCATTAGCCATGGGTGCTTTTGCACTAAAGGGTGCGTTCGATAAAGCTCAAAAAGAAGCCATGGAGATGACAGAAACTCTGGGAGCTGGCAAAAAGGCTATTCTGGCCTATTCAGAATTTGCAGGAACAGCGTCAGCTGGGGAAATCATGGATAAGCAGAGAGAGGCAAATGCATCGCCATTCAGTGTTCAGCAAGGAAAAACAACATTCGGAGAATCTTTTGTAGCTGGAGAACAAGGTAAGGCTATGCTAGACTCTCTGAGAAAGAGTGTTGCAGAAAAAGGATCTTCCGCAACACAGGCTCAGCTTGTAAACCAACTAGGAACTGCAGTTGCCTCTGGGGCACTGAATGAAGCACAGGCAAGAAGTATTGCTGCCAGCATTGGCCAAGAACTAGGAAATCAATCTTTTGGAATTAATGTTAACGCAAAACTCATTGAAATATTCGGTCCAAATGGAGAAAATCTTATAAACGAACCACTTGAAGTTAGAGTCAAGATGATTCAAGAAACTCAGGATCAAATTGGTGCTGTGGCACAAGCGTCTCAGCCAAAAATGACCGAGGGTGGTTTTCAGGCAGGTGGAGGTACGTTACTAGCTACTGGAGGCGTCGCCGCTGCAGCTCTCGGCGTTGCGGGTGCCTTGTCTGCTGCTGGACTAATTGCTCAGGCAGTACCAATTGTTGGAACTGTTGCTGGTGGAATTGCTCTAGCTACAGCTGGAGCAATTGCCCTTACAGTGGGTATTTGGCAGGGCGTAGATGGAATGGCCAAGATGGGGCAAGCTTCGGCTACCAATGTTGCAATGGGAATGGTTGCAATGCAGCAACAAAAAGAAATGCTGGATTCCTTAGACCTAGAGTACCAAAGAAGAATTGCAAATGCTGTTGCAGCTGGAGACGTGGCAAAAGCAGAAGAGCTTACAACACAGCACATCCTAGATAGAGAAGCTCTTCTTGCTAAAAATGCTGAGACAACCAAAATGGTTCTAGACAATTTCACAAACCAGGGATCATTCCTTGGAATGAACTTTAATCAGGGGGCATATAAAGAAGCAGCAAGCAAAGCTCTTACCGCAGCATACGCAGATGATCCAGTCATGGGACAAATTGCTAAGGGAGCTTATGACAAGACTATAGCTGCAGGGGGTTTAGACGACACTCAAGAGTACCAGATGACACTACTGCTTGCCAATAAAGAATTAGATCCAGGTATGGTTATGCAACTTTTGGATAGTTTTGGAAACGATAAAGAACAGATGACAAAGATTCTAAATATCATGACTAACATTGGATCTGCCGATGGAAACCGTGCAATTGGATTAATGAATGCGTTTGTTGATGAAGAGGGCAATGCCTTGCCAGAACAGCAAAAAACATTTATTGCAAATATAGAGTCTAAGAGTCCAGCAGATGCACAAAAATCCTTGGCCATGTTTGAAGAAGTTGCAAAACTGGGTGGTGCAAATGTTCTTGAAACTAGTGTCATTATGCAGTTCTACAACAAGAATCCAGAAGCCGCAGCAAAAATGGAAGACATGGTCGAAAAAATAAACTCTTATGGTGGAGAATTAACAATGGATTTTGTTCAAAACCTAGTTGGAGAAGGCCAGTTCGAAGCTTTTAAACAAAACCAGGCTTATTTCGAAAGCCTTGATAATGAGCAAAGAAAAGATTATGTTTCTGCTTTTGTTAACACCATGGAGCTTCAGGGAGACCCAGACATGCAGGCAGCCTGGAAGGCTTGGCAAGCAACTCTTCCTGCAGATCAAAAAGCCAGAGCTTTCGAAGACTTTGCAACTGTTACTGCAGTAAGAGTTACTGAAGCAGGAACAGACAGGACAGCTGCTGCTGTAGAAGAAGAAGACGCTCCGTCTGGAGGCAGCTCTGGCCCATCTGCATCACCACTAGACGATCTACTCAAAAAGCTAAGAGATGTTCGTAAAAACCAGGTAGGGGTGACTAAAGGATTTGAAGCCTCAGCTAACGCAATCAACAAGCTATTTGGAGGCGGAGCTGGAATCAATCTTTTCAGCGGTATTGAAAACGACATGAGGCAGCTAGGTGCTGGAGAAGACCTAATTAGTCTTATAGCTGGAATGGACCCAGAAGAATTTGAAAAGAGAAAGAACACTCTATTTAATTTTGATAAACAAACTGGTGAGATTATAGGATTTAAAGATCAGTTAAAGAATATTGGAAGAGCTCTTTCTGCAATTGCCCTTGGAGAATACGTTACCCAACAGCAGAAAACTGCAAAAGAATCAAGAAACCAGGTATTAGCTTTTAATCAACTAAGGGCTGCTGGATATTCAGTTGCCGAAGCATACGAAACTATCCAGGACGCCTCTGTAGCAGCAGCAGTTGCTACTGGAGATGTAACTAGAGAACAGCTCAACACAATGCTTGCCGAGCTTAGAGCTGCACAAGACGCTATGAGAGAAGCTGCAAGGCTAACTCCAGAAGGTCTTCAAGAAGTGTTTGAAGATGGCTTTAATAAAGCAATGGAATCCTTTGATGTACAAGAGAAAAAGCTAACTCTAGAATATGAGTTACAAATAGCAGATGATCAAAAAATTATTGAGGATGCTCAGAACCAGATAGCTGCAATACAGTATGAGATGGATGACTATGAGGCAGATCTTAGGGGTATTGAAGAACAAGAGCAGGCTATCAATAAAACTTATGATGAAAAGTTAAAAGCCCTAGAAGACGTTCGTAAAGCAAATCAAAAAATTCTAGACCAGGAAAAAGGAAAGCTATCAGTAGCAGAAGCAATTACTCGTGGTGACCTATCTGCAGCTGCAAGAGCCGTACAGGACGTAAGAGCAACCTCTGCATCTGGATACTTTTCAAGCCAGACTGACGCACTTAATCAAGGAAGAGAAAACGCCCTTGACGCAGTTAGGGGAGAAAACGGACTATCTAGAATTGAGATAGAAGAAAGACTTGAACAGCTTGCAAATCAGATTTTTGAAATTGAAGAAAATGCTATTGAACCAGCAACAGAAAGAGTCCGCTTGGCGGGAGTAGAGCTACAGTCAAGAATTGACGAACTAACGGTTCTTGGAAAGACAAAGACTGAGTGGGAGACCATTAAAAATAATATTGATGTTGCAAGAGTAAACAGCAAGGGTTATAAAGAAGCTATGGAAGAAGCCCTTAGCGTTGTTCAAGATACCTTGAATGCTTGGAACGGAATTCAAAACAAGACTGTTACTCTTACAGTACAAACAATTCATGAGGGTCAGGCTTCTGGCGGAGGCGGCGGAGGCGGCGGAGGCGGCGGAGGCGGAGGCGGCCAAGACCCGCTAGATCCAGCCCTTGACACACCAGCAGCTCAGGCAAATAGAATTAGAACAGCACTAAACAATAGTGCTACCGCTGGCAAGGTAAGCACAGCACTACGCAAAGCCGCTGGAGTAAGTAACTCTACTGGGGACAGAGCAGACGCACTGATAAATAGCTATCTTGCAAAAATAACAAAGGCTCAGGCAGATAATATTCTTCGTCAAGCTGGCTTGCTTAGCGGCGGTGGTGGTGGTGGTGGTGGAACTGCTAGCCGATTCTTGGCTGATGGAGGACCAGTTTCTGGACCAGGAACTGAAAAGTCAGACTCTATTCCAGCAATGCTTTCTAATGGAGAATACGTAGTTAAAGCTGAAGCCGCTAAAAAACTTGGAAGAAGATTCTTAGATTCTGTTAATGCTGGAAAACCCCGCCCAATACCAGGAAGACCAGGACTAACAAAACCAGCATTTAACAAGCCATCAATTCTTAAGCCTCGACCAATGCCGCAAATTATTCCCGACAACGGTATGGAAGAGGGAATGATGTACATGGGAGGAAGTCCTAACTTTAACGAATCAACTGGCACCTACAATAAGCCATCATTTAACAAACCATCAATCAGTATGCCAAATATGGGAATGCTTAGACCATCTATTCCACAAATTCCTTCGGGCCCAAAGTTTAATGTTCCCGTCAGGGGGGAGCTAAAGGGTCCAGCAATAAAGACCCCAGAAGTACAACCTCCAGCAGACATGAGGAGTTCAGTGTATAATTATAACTTGAGTGTAAATGTTTCATCTCAATCAGATCCAAACACAATTGCACAAACAGTAATGGGTCAGCTAAGAATGGTTGATTCTCAAAGAATAAGGGGCAACAGGTTCTAATGGCAACTAACGCATACATGACAAACAGAAAAAAGTATGGCCGTCCCCAAGCTATGCTCTGGGCAAATAATCCAGGCAAGCTTGAATCAGGAGCTTATGTCCCAGAAGGTTTTGAAGTTGGTCAGACTATCCCAGAGGATGCTACACAAGAAGAGTTGCTTAACGAGTTTTTGATTTTGTCAGATGACAATAGGTCTCCTTTACAATTTAACTCAGTAAGAATTGAGAAAAAAGAAAGAATGATAAATGGAAGAATGAGATCTTACCATATTGCAGACAAGATAGACATTTCAACATCTTGGAGTATGCTGCCATCTAGATCTTTTTCAGAATTTCCAGGATTTGATGACTCTGCAAGAGCAAGAGATTTAGTAACTTCTGTCGATCACGACGAAAATCCTGCGACTCCAGTTAAACTTTTGGAACAGTTTATAGACCACGACGGAAATCCATCAACACCTAATAAGTATATTCAACAATATAGCGGATCACCATACTACAAAGATCAGCAGTATACTACCGACGGAGGGGCTGGAGGACTAGAAATTTTAGACTGGTATAACTCCTATAAGGGATCTTTTTATGTTTACCTAGCTTATGACAAATACACCAATTTTTCTGACGAAGACCCACAAAAGTATTCGAAGCTAGGTCAATATAATGAAATTCTTGAAATGTATATTTCTAGCTTTAACTACTCAGTTGAAAAACGTGGGGGATCCAATCACGACCTATGGAATATAAGCTTAAGTCTAGAAGAGGCTTAAATGTTTGATAGCAAAGAATTAAACGATCACATACAAAACTCTTCAACAATTAAGTCACGTGCTGCAGTCATTGCAGAATGGAACATGAACTTTTTTGAAAACATTGCTGATATTGGAAATTACAGATACCGTCCGCTTTTGGGAATTACTGAGAAGTACGGCTCACTCCCAAATATTTATGACCCAAAAGACTCAGGAAACTTTTATACTGGTGCCACAGATGCAGACGTTTTGGTAGACGGCGGATTCGAAGAGGATGGGGAAACTCCAGTTTTGTTTAAGCCTAAAAAAGAAAAAGAAAAGCTTTTGTTTTCTTTGGAAGAATGTTTTGGAAAGTTTAGGCCAAGGTCTGGCATCAACAAGCTTAGATACGAAATTACTGGAAAATATTTGCATCACAGCAATGTTGAAATGTTTAATAGACCTAGATACTATATGCCAGATAAAAATGACAACTTTAAATACTGGACTTCCTATAGGACTGAAAACGGTACAGAGTATGGAATTGCAAATAATACAATAAGCGGGAATCATCACATAGAAGATGCAGCTCCATATGTTGTTTACAAAGAAGAGGTGCCAGTAAACAGGCTTGTTGTAAAGATGCAAACAAATGTTGGGGATGTAAATCTCGGACCTTTTTCTGGTTCTGCTGGATTATTTGCAGATCCATTTTTTGGAGAACAAAATAAAACAACTCCTGTAAAGTGGAAGATTCAGTATCTAAAAAACAATACTTGGCTAGACGCCATATCCTTTGACAAAAACTCTGTTCGTGGTGATGGAAATCCAATAGTTGGCACAGACGGATATTTAGAAATAGGTTATGGACTTATCGTTCCAGAAAGATTTAGGTCAAATTTTATAAGCAATGGTATTATAGCCTCTACAAATATTCTGCCAACAGAAAACGAAAATGGTCAGGCATACTTAGTAAAACTAAACACCAACGATATTGGACAGTACTATATTTGGGAAAACACTGGGTATTTAACTTTTGCTCCAAAATATGGATGGTACGTTGTAGATGAAAACGTTGATCAGCTGACAAACTTTGTAACAGATACCACAAGTCCTAAGAAATACAATACGCAACAAGCTGGAATTCTAGACTACGAAGAGTTTTTGTTTATCTCTGGAATTAGGGTAGTAGTTGAAACTATGAATAAGTTTGGATCTACCTTTGACCTAATCGAGCTTTCACCAAGACTATCAGTAGACCTATCTGAAAAAACAGTTTCATACTCAGTAACTAAAAATGCCTCAGACCTTGGAGTAAGCGGATTGCCAGTTGGCCAGTTGCTAGCCTCAACGGGAGAGCTAAGACTCTTTGACTATGACCAATCATTTAATCCTAATAATTCATGGAATCCAAAAACTGGAACTGGAAGTATTGTTGCAAAATATATAAATAAAAACATTCAAATAAAATTTTATGAGATAGTCTCCGATGTTAGCATAACAGATGAGGAAGGCAACACAATTAAAAAAAGTTTTTATGTCCCCATAAAGACCTTATACTCAGAATCTTTTCCACAGTCAAATTTAAAAACAAGAGAGCTTCAGCTGTCTCTAAGGGACCTTTTCTTTTACTTTGAATCACAGTCTGCCCCACAGCTTTTGATACCCAATGTCTCATTATCTTATGCTCTCGCAACAATCTTTGATAGCATAGGGTTTAGCAACTACTCTTTTAAAAGACTTGATGGAGAGAGTGACCCAGTCATTCCATACTTTTTTGTTTCTCCAGATAAAAGCATAGCGGAAGTTTTAAATGATTTAGCTGTAGCCACTCAGACTGCTATGTTCTTTGACGAGTATAATAATTTTGTTATGATGAGCAGAAACTACTCATTGCCAACAGAAGAAGAAAGAGCTACAAATATAGTTTTGTTAGGATCTAAGAACGATCCAGACGAGATAGTTAAAGAAAACATTCTTGACATAGCCTCAAAGGATACTAATGTTTATAATGACGGTAAAATAAGTTATATTGCAAGATACATACAAAAATCTATGGGGTCCTTGAAACAAGCCTACGTTGCAGACAAAAATATTTCTTGGATATATAAGCCAGCCCTGCTTTGGGAAGTTGCAGGAACAGAAAACCTAAAGCCGACAAATGGTCAAACAGCTACTGGAAATAAATATGCACTAGCAGCTATTCCACTAAACTCCAACCTAAGTATTGAAATCCCAAAAGTTGTAAATCATCAACTAATAAATAACATTATTGATTTTGGAGACGGTATCCTGTATATCGGAAGATATAATGGATATTTTTACTCTAGCGGAGAAGTCATTAAGTATGACGCAGTAGAATATAACGTTTCAGTTTTGCCATCAAGTGTAATAGACTCTACCTTTACTGGCGGAAATGTTTGGATTTCTAGCCCGCAGGAATATGAAGACTATTTTTCTAAACTTTCTTTTAATGGAAAAATTTATCCAACTGGTCGTGTAAGAATTTATGCAGAACCAAACTACGAAACTTTTAATGGAATAACCAGAATGTCTAATGGAGATGTTGCAAAGCATGGAAGAGGGCAGTTTGGAACAAAGGTTGTAGAGCACATAGCTGGACTAGATCCACATTGGACAAACAATGACAATGTTTATGGCTGTAAGATGAAGTCTAATTATTTATTTGGAAATCTTTCTTTTGAGGCCGAGCCTGGCTCGCAAACAATAGCAAGACCTAAACTTCAATATTTGTTAGTCGGTGGTGGTGGTGGAGCAGGTGTTGCTATAGGCGAAGCTACAAACACTGGTACTGGTGGTGGTGGTGGTGGTGGTTATGTAGCTGTAACAGATTATTTAATTGATTTAAATACTAACTATTCGGTAACGGTTGGAGTTGGTGGTGTTAGTAACACCAATGGTGGCAACTCAGTTTTCGGAACAACTATCGCCTCTGGAGGTGGTGGGGGTGGCCAGATTGGAGCTCCTAACGGAAAGGCTGGTGCTTCTGGTGGTGGTGGCGGTGCCAGGGGCACTGGTGGTGGACGAATTGCTGACCAAGGAAACGTTGGAGGAGGCAGTAACGGCGATGCTTCTGGAGGTGGTGGTGGTGCTGGAGGTCCTGGAGGAAGTGGTTCTGGAAATACCCCTGGAGCTGGTGGCCCAGGTCTTGCTAGCTCAATCACTGGAACCTCAGTTATAAGATCTCGAGGTGGAAACGGAAACTACTCAGCCTCCCCTTTAGGAAATATTGCTTCGCCAGCCCCAAACACTGGAGACGGTGGTGGCGGTGGTGTAAACAATAGAGCTAGCTCTGCTTGGGGTGCTTCTGGAGTTGTAATTCTTCGTTACCCAGACATAGTTTCACTTACTGTTGGCTCTGGACTGATTGCTAACCCAACAAAAACCATTGGTAGAGAAAAGGTAACAGAAATAATCTCTGGTACAGGAAATATTAGTTTTTCGTATACCCCTGCACATCTAGCAATGCTTGCAGCTGGTGGTCCTAAACTTGAGGTAGGGCCAGCAGGAGTGAGCAAATCTTTGTCTACTCAGTCTTCCAGGTCAAGCGTAATCAAAAATTATTTGTCGTATTCTCATAACGAAGAAACATCTAATAAAAACAAGCTTTCTTCAACATCAGAAACGGTTCAGGCATCTGCTCTTGTCTTTAATGGCCCAGCTTTTTCTTCCCAAGACTCCCCTATTGATTTTATATCATATATAAATAAACCACTTAATAATTCTTTTAAGCATTTTGGAACAAGAATGAGAATTGTTGGAAAGCTTGAAAACAACGAAAGATCTGTTCAGACTCCAGCTGGAGCAACAACATACTTTAACGTTCCAACCACCACCCCAGATGAAAACAAGACTATTTCTGGCGGTAGTGGAGGAATTGCAACGTTGCTTAATCCAGAAAACAACAACGGATACTACTTTGAAATAGCTGCATTGTCAGAAAAAAACATAGATCTTTACAAAAAAGAAAACGCTAATGTTAAAAAGAATGTAACACGCTTTAATGCTACTAGTAGTAGCGTTGCTGTTGTTTACGTTAGTTCTGCTAGCAGCAGCTATCCAATTGGATCTAAGGTAAAAATTTCTTCAGGAAAGCCAGCGACCTCTAGCCCCATAAATCTTCCAGCCTATGCTCTAGGAAACTGGACTGTAACTGCAGCTACGTCAACATCCATAACAATATCTGGGTCTGGATTTACGGTTGCAGACACTACTGGAATTAATGAAACTGAAAATATATCATTGGCCCCAGCCTCATTTAGTGCCGACGGAGTATCAAACGTATTCTTCTATAAAATTCTAAAGAATGCTAGCTTCGACATTAAGGCCGAAGTTAACGTTCTTGGTGTCTCTACTCCAACAACACTTACCTCTTCCATAAATTCTCCGTTAGTTTTGCCAAACTTGAGCCCTCCTCCTCCAATTAACTATACAGTTCAAGCTGGCCAAAGAGTCTGGCTAACTGGGCAAACCATTCCTTCACAAAATGGATATTATAAGCTAACTAATCCTGGAGCATTTAGCAGGCCAATTACTAAAACTGGCGACAAAACTTTTACTGTTACAGTGCCAGGAGTGTCCACAGAGTTTCCCGATTACGTTTCTGGGGGAAAAGCTAAACTGTTTAAGGCAGATGGATCAGCTTCAACTGAGTTTGTAATTGACCAAATTACTAAAGCTGCAGCTACCGTAGACACAACTATTATTACTTACAGAACAACGGCAAATCATAATTTTATCAATGGAGATCTTGTCGTTATTGTCGGGGTAAATCCAGAAATATATAATATTGCACCACCAGCAAAGTGGGTTTTAACCAGAGACGAAGATGCTATTCCAATTAGGCTTTGGAGTGGACTATCTTCAATCATTGTTGACGATGGAAACTTTGTTGGTCAATCAAGAGTAATAGCGGAAGAATTAACAACCGTTTATGATCTAGCCATTGAATACGAAGATGTAGGTTCAGTTAGAAGATTCTACCTATACCTAAACGACACTCAAATTGCTGTAGTAGACGATCCAAAACCACTTCCACTAACTAATGCAAACAACGTGGCTCTGTTTACTCGTGGCTCATCGCATTGTATGTTTGAAAATGTCTATGCCTTAGCACACAATTATAGTCAAAACTCAGATATTTCTTTGGGTCCAATTGCAAATGAAGTCTTTACAAATAAGACAGACATATCTTCTAATGAGGCATTTAGAAAATACTCTATTAATGGTATTGTTCAGCCAACCTATCTTGCTGGAGTAGATCCATCTCAACCACCAAAATACAACATTTTCTACGAAGAGTTTGGAACTATTCTTAGAGAAGCCGCATACTTTAACATTAAGTATGATAAAGCTTACCCAGCTTTGTATTCCATGGTATCTCCAACATTCAACAAGCTTCGTGGATATACCGTATCTGGATTCTTTGGTGGAGCATATGGGGCAGAATTCTTAATCTTTAATGCTACAGACACTTTCTTGTTCTTTGACGAAACTGTTGGAAACTATTTGAGAATTCAGGGAATTACTTTTACTCAAGATTCTCGTTATGAACTAACCGTAGACAACTATTTTGAAAAAACTGCAAATTTTGCAAACCCACAAATAAAAGAAGATATGACAATTTTATCACCAAGCACCCAAAAAGAAATGTATAAAGATATCAAGACTAGTAGAATAAGTTACGGTAGAAACCAATTCTTCTTAGATTCTATTTATATTCAAAGTGCTGATGCAGCTAACAACTTAATGGAGTGGCTAATCTCAAAGATAATGAAACCAAGAAGATCGATTGGGGTTAGTGTTTTTGCAAACCCAGCCATACAACTAGGAGACATAGTGTCTATAAATTACGCAAACAGTGCTGATGGAATATACTTTGAACCAGATAAAAGATTTGTTGTATATAGCATAGACTATAGCAAAGATGCTTCTGGACCAAGCATGAGTTTATATTTGAGTGAGGTGTAATTATGGCTGTTGGTGGATATAAGCCTCCCGCTAAAAAATCTCCTGCTCCTGTGTATAAACCGCCAGTGGTAGCAGACAGAAAGCCACCGCAAAAAACTAAGGCTCAGGTGGAGCGTGAGGAGATGGCTGAGTATGAAAGAAAGCAGTGGATCCTTAAAAATGGTCCAAGAAGTGCAGACGCCATGGATGCCTGGCTCAAAGCACCAGCTTTTAAACCAGCACCAGTTGCCCCTGCAGCACCATCTGCCCCCGCAGCATCAGCACGACCAACTACCCCAGCAGTAGACCAGGCAGCTCTAGACAGAGCGGCACAGATCGAAAGAGACAGGTTAGCTAGGCTAGAACAAGAAAGACTGGCCCAGCTTGAAAGAGATAGGCTGGCCAAGCTAGAACAAGAAAGACTGGCTAGACTCGAACAAGAAAGGCTAGCAGCAATAGAGCGAGCCAGACAAGAAGCTGTTGCTAGAATGCCAGTCCCACTTCCCAGCATAGCCACTGAGCCAGTAAAATACGCAACTCCAGATGTTGTTTTAATTGATCCAAACGACGTACCAATAGACCTAATTCTCAAGTTAACACTAGAAAAAATTGGCGGTCTAGAATTAATAAATCTTGTAAGACACGATACCGTTAATGGACAAAACATTATATACAGACCATTAAAAAATGTTTCTCAGCTAGCAATTGACTATAACCCACAAAACATGATAAAATTGCCAGATTCTGCAGACTCATACTTTAAGAATTTTGCAATTAAGCTAGAAAACCATATCCAGCAAGAAACCAATGAGCTTCCAGCACTAGTAACATACATAGACCCAGTCACAGAAAATGTTATAATTGAAACAACTAGCATGAGAGCTGACTATGAGGTCGAGGTTCAAATGGTCTCCTCTGGTAAAGTTTTTGATGATACAATATATACAGAGGATTATTCATGATTACAAACGTTGGCAAAAACCTATTGGCTAAATACCTTATCGGTCAGTCTCCCGCTTACGCAACCCACATTGCTATTGGCTGTGGAGCAACGCCTAATGCAATAGATGACGAACTAACACAAAATGAGTTTGATGCCATCTTAAATAAAAAAACTCTAGACTTTGAAATGTTTCGTGTTCCAATTAGCTCTAGAGGGTACGTAAACGAAAACGGTTTATCTAAAATTGTTTTAACAGCAGAATTACCAACTGTAGAAAGATATGAAATTACGGAAATAGGTGTTTATTCTGCTTCATCAAATCCAACTGCTGGATCATATGACAGTAAGACGGTATACTCGTTTTCAACAACAGAAAACTGGGAACGCCACACAGAAACAACTGTGACATCGGTAGAAACAATAAATAGTCCTTTGGCTACAGGCACTGCTCCAGGGGATGAAGCAATCATTAGTCAAGCTTCTCCAATTTTTCAAACCAATGCAGACAATAAAACACTGCTAGACGTTAATAGGTTAAACAGATATGAGTCTTGCAGGTATTTAAATAACACAATTTTTATGGCTGGAAATACTTCAACCCTATCCATAGCCCCTGGCCAATCAAAAATGGCTGCTGCTTCTGGAGACGAACACATTCATCTTTCTGCAGCAAGTACTGACTTTAATAAAAATTCAGATAACGATGAGCTAAAGCTTGCATTTTCTATTGTTAATAAAAATGCAACTACAGCCGCAAACCTTATTCATCCAACCAGAGTAAAGATTTTGGTTGAGTTTGCAGACAGTGACGCCGAAGCTGCAACAAACTATGCTCAGTTTCAAGTAGACCTAACAAGTGGGGTAGGCGGATATAATTTTGCAACCAATAGATATATCGTTGTAACTAAAAAACTAGGGGAATTAATTAAAAGCCCAGCCTTTACTTGGAATACTGTTAATGTTGTAAAAGTGTGGGTTTCAGTTTTGGCAGCTGGAGGAACACCAAGCCCAGACTATTACGTAGCACTTGACGCAATTAGGCTGGAAAATATTTCTTCTATTAACCCCCTGTACGGTTTAACTGGATACTCTGTGGTAAAAACTCCAGATCTTTTACCTATCGTAAAAGTTTCTAATACTGCAAACCTAGTAGAGTTTCGATTTGCACTAGATGTAGATTTGGATACTGGAAATGTCAGTTAAAAAAGTAACTGTTACAAAAAAAGAACTACCTCCCTTAACACCAAATGGAGAATACCTGCTGAGGTATAGAATTATTTCTGAAGACAAAAACAGAACTTCTCACTGGTCCCCAATCTATACCCTAGATGCAACGGTAGTCCCACTTAGAGACGGCACCACTGGAACTAAAAGTCTTATTAGAGATGTAACCTCTAGTGTTACGGTTACTCCAACAACCATTATTGTAGATTGGGAAACTACCAATGATGCATCGTTATACGATATTTTTATTAGTCTTAGAACTAGCGGAACCTGGGGCTCCTATGCTTACCACGGTTCATCCCCAACACACTCATACAGCTTTTTAAAACCAACAGGAGCTGGAATCACGGATATGAGAATAGCCATACAGCTAGCAGGAATAGAGAAAACTAAAAACGACATACTTGAAATATCTACAAAAGAGTTTGCAATACAGGCAAGTCTTGATGGGGGCAGTGCATGAGTGTAAAATATCTAATACAGTTTAGAAGAGACACTGCCGCTAACTGGACTTTAGTTAATCCGTCACTGGCGGTTGGGGAAATTGGATACGAAACCGATACTGGTAAATATAAAGTTGGCAGAGTCCTTGTCGGCACCACACCCGCAACCTGGACAGCACTACCTTATTCTACTTTTTTGCCAACTGGTGGCACAACTGGTCAGGTATTAGCCAAGTCAGGATCTACTGATTACGCCACTGGGTGGATTAGCCCAGCAGCTCCAGGTTTAGAATTTATAACCTCTTACCCTATTGGAACTGCTGTTACAAGCGTTACAGTACCAGAAGTTTTCAACTCTACTTATGACCACTATCGTGTTCATATCCAGGGTAGCTCAAATACAGTTAACGGTACTCGACTAAGGCTTCAATTTGATAACGCAACCGCTACTTATTACGGCGGTGGAATACAGACTCTATTTTCTACTGGCGGTGTTTCTTCTAACTGGGACAACAACGTATCTAGATTTAATAACATTGGTAATAATAACGAAATGTACGTAGACATCTTCAACCCTTTTTTGGTTCGCAATACAAGAGTGTCAGCAGCATTCTTTACAACGGTTGCTGCTGGTAACTACACGGGCTACATACTGAATGCCGTTTCATCAACTGGCTTTACCATTTCTGTTGAAAGTGGAACAATGACTGGTGGAACAATAATTGTTTACGGATACAGAAAGGCATAATGACTAAACCAAAAATTCAAATTGGAGACCTTGTTAGAGAAATGACAGACGAGGAATACGAAACTTATTTATCTGAGCAGGAATTAGATAGAGTTATTGAGGAACAGCGTCAGGCCTATATTGAGGCAAAAAGAATAGCTAAAGACTCTGCTCTTGTTAAATTAGCCGCACTTGGTTTAGCTCAAGACGAAATAGAAGCCTTGTTAGGCTTAAACGCCGACCCGTTGCAAAATAGCTAGATAAGTGGTATAATTAGCTATGGCCAGAATACCAACACCAGATAGAGGACAGCCTCTAGACGTAAATTATGTATATCAGATAGTTGAAGCAATCAATGATTTGTCTTCTCAGATTTCTTCTGCAAAATATAAGTACGCATCTATAAACACCTCCGAGGGGCTTCAGAGCACACTGTTGACAGACACAAAAGTTGTTGCTGGAGAAGTATCTATTTATTCAGGACTGAATCTTGTATCTGCAGAAACAGATGTCCCCTTTACTTATTCTTTTAAGGGCGAGTATAAGTATCCGCCAATTGTTACGGCCAGCCCAGTTCTTATCGAAACAACGCCTTCTGGTAAAGATGTTTCTGTTGTGATTTCAAGTGTAACCAATTCAGCGGTAAATGGAATTGTTCGATTTAATACAGCAGGACAGCTAGCTGTCAAGGTTCATATCATTGCAATTGGTATTCCAAACTAGTAATGACTAAAAGACACGGCCAGGTAGATATGGCAGAGTATAATGCTCTTCCAGTTATACCAGGAAATAAAAAGGTATGGTTTTTAAATGGGGAGCTAGTTAGAGTTCACCACTTAAATAAGTCTAATGGAATTATGTCTGTTTATAACATTGTAAAAGACAGAATTGAAAGCTGCCTGATATCAGATTTTAAAAAGAATAGACAAAGGGCATATACCGTTGGTCAAACTGCGGAGCTTGTGAATCGCCACAAAAAGTATATGCCCAGCTTAATGAAACGTGGAATTATTCCTCACCCTACTGGGTCTCAAAAAGGCGGGGAAACTGGTTGGCAAGTAAGATCTTACTATGCAGAATCACAGGTAAAAGAAATTCGTGATATACTAGCCACCTACCACATGGGTAGACCAAGAAATGATAAGTTAATTACTAATGACATAACCCCTAGTCGACAAGAGTTGACAAGGCGTATGGGAGATGGTATACTGACTTATACGAAGACAGAAGACGGAAGGTTTATTCCTATTTGGTCTGAGTCCATCTAACAGAAAGATATGGGTATGGAAAACGAAAACACCAAAGTAAGGGTTGCGTTGGGATATACGCTTAACCTAGGTAACTTTCAGTCACTAAGAATTGATCTGGAAGTGTCGGACAGCAAGAGAGATAGTGAAAACACTAACGAAGCCTTTGAGCGTGTCTATGAATTTGTAGAGAATAAGCTAGCAGAAAAGGTTAAAGAAGCCTCTTCTGAAATTGACAGCAAATAATGGCTGATCGTAAATACCGAATGGCTTTACTTAGCAGGTATGCTAAGCTACACAAAGCCAGGTATGAAGAAAAGCCCATTGTAAATCTAAACGTAGAACAATGGGCAGCAGATGCTTTGATAGAGTCTTTTACTCTAGAGGTCTGCTATGATATGCTAGACTACTACTTTGAGGTAAGTCCAAATCCTAATTGGAAGTATTTTGCAAACTATGCAGACACTATCATAACCTCTAGGGAAAGACTAGTACAAGATTTAAGAGAACGTGCCGAAAGAAGAAAACAAGCAAAGGAGTGGCTAAGTGAGTAACGTAGAAGCAAAACTAATATCTGCAGTTCTTAAAGATAAGCAGGTTCATGTTTTGTTGCAAGCAAACGTAGAAAACCTGCTACGAACCCATACCGATGTTTGGCAGTTTATCAGGAAGTATTCTGAGATAAATGGATCTGTCCCCCCAACAACCCTAGTTATAGAAAAGTTTAGAGACTTTGCGACTACAGAAGATGTAGGTTCGACAAAGCATCACCTAGAAGAATTACAGGCAGAGTATCTTAACTCTAGCCTTAAAGATATTCTGATGACAACAGCTGCAGACGTACAGGGTGGCAAAGGTCCAGAAGCCCTAGAAGAACTAATCACCAAGACATCAGAGCTAAAAAAGAATACAGCCGTTATCCGTGACATTGATGTTACAGATATTGATTCTGCCGTAGCCTATTTTGAAAATGTTCAAAAGCAAAAGGCATTAGGAATACTTGGAATTAAGACTGGGTTGCCAGGATTTGATAACTATCTACCATCTGGAATTATGCCAGGACAACTAGGAGTCTTTCTTGCCTACCCAGGTATTGGTAAGTCTTGGCTTTCGCTTTACTTTGCGGTACAAGCATGGAAGCAAGGCAAGTCTCCAATGGTAATCAGCCTTGAGATGTCAGAGACAGAAGTTCGTAACCGTGTATTTACTATCATGGGCGAAGGGCTTTGGTCACACCGTAAGATAAGCAATGGTGAAATAAATATTGAAGACCTAAAGCGTTGGCACAAGGTCAACGTTGAGGGTAAGCCAGAGTTTCATATCATATCCAATGATACTGGTGGAGACATTACTCCGTCAGTTCTTCGTGGAAAGATAGATCAGTATAAGCCAGACTTTGTTATTGTTGACTACCTACAGCTAATGAGTCCTAACCAAAAGTCAGATAACGAAACCGTAAGAATGAAAAACCTGTCTCGTGAGCTAAAGCTTATGGCTATTGGAGAAGAAGTTCCTATTATGGCTATCTCATCTGCCACACCAGATGACGTTACAAAGCTTGATACGGTCCCTACGCTGGGTCAGACTGCTTGGTCACGCCAGATTGCTTACGATGCTGACTGGGTCTTGGCAATGGGTAGAGCAGCAAATAGTGATATCCTAGAATGTGTTTTTAGAAAGAACCGTAATGGATTTATGGGAGACTTCCTAGTTCAAGCAGACTTTGATAAAGGTTGGTACAAGTATAAAGATTATGAAGATAAGTAGTTATAATGGTTTATGGACAATTTACACCATAAACCGATCAAGAGTTTTTCTCTAGATGGAAACATCTACGACGACTCAGCAATTGCACGACTAAAAATAGAATACATAAAACTATTACTAATTGAGATGAAAACTCTGGGGTATGTACCAAGATTAGATATTGACCCAGACTTCACAATACGGTATAATAAAGAAGCACAAATATTTGAATTTAAATTAACGACATATGGAATATACGTAGGAAAGAAAAAAATAGAGTGGATAATAGGACTAGACGGAACAAAAGTAATCTATACACAAAAGAGCAAATTAAAAGAGTTCTTGCGGGATCGGGTATAGAGGTTCAGTCTGAGGTTGATTCCGACTTTATAATCTTCTGCCCATTTCACAATAACCATCGCAGCCCAGCTGGAGAAATCGACAAGAAGAGTGGCATGTTCTATTGCTTCTCTTGTCACAAAATATCAGATCTTGTGGAGTTTGTAATGTTTACCTCTGCAAGAACATACTTTGAGTCAGTTCGCTTTATCAAAAGCAAGGAACAAGAAACAGACCTTGAACAAGAAATGACAAGGCAGCTACATACTAAACAAGAGTATGTTCCCTACGATGAGCTGCAGGTTAAAAAGCTTCACTTGCAAGCTATGGACTCTCCAAGAGCCATGACCTACTTTAATGGTAGAAAAATCAATAAAGAATCTATGATAAAGTTTAACTTAGGCTTTTCAGAAAATTTTGACATGGTTACTGTTCCAGTTCACTCTCCAGACGGAATGCTTTTAGGATTTGTTGGAAGATCTATTGAGGGCAAAGAGTTTAAGAATACTCCAGGATTGCCCAAGAGCAAAACCCTGTTTAATATAAATCGTGTAAAAACTGCAGAGCAGGTTTATGTGGTAGAATCTTCTTTCGATGCAATTAGGCTAGATCAGGTTGGCCTTTCTGCAGTGGCAACTCTAGGGGCAAATGTCTCTAGCATGCAAATAGATCTTCTTCAAAAGTACTTCAATAACATTATTGTTATTGCAGATAACGATGAAGCGGGCGGTAACATGAAGAATAGGCTTTTAGAAAAGCTTGGCTCTCGTGTTTCCGTAATACAGCTAGATAATAAATACAAAGACATTGGGGATATGTCGGACGAAGACATAAAGTCATTAGACTTTAAGTTTGACAACGCTATTGCCAATATGCTAAAATAAAAAACAACAAATAAAATAGGAGAACAATATGAGCGTAACAAAGGGACTAAAAGATATCAACGCCCTGCTTGACAAACCAAAGTACGAAGGAACTGGCAGCAAGGTTCGCTGGCTAAAGCTAGCTGACGGACAGGCTGTAAAGATCCGTTTTATTGAAGAGCTAGACGAAGACTCGTCAAACTATGATGCAAAGCGTGGTCTAGCAATTGTAGTAAAGGAACACACAAATCCAAAGGACTACAAGCGTAAGGCTGTAGACACAATGGAAACAGAAGGCCGAGACTGGGCAGAAGAGATGCACCGTAAAGATCCAAAGGCTGGCTGGAAGGCACGTCTTCGTTTTTACTGCAACGTCCTAGTCGACGACGGAATCGAAGATCCGTATGTTGCAATCTGGTCTATGGGTATCAGCAAGCAGTCTGCATTCAACACAATTCGTGAGTATGCACTAGAGACTGGAAGCATTTCAAACCTGAGTTGGAAGCTAAAGCGTAGTGGCCAGGGCACAGAAACAACTTACACGTTGTTCCCATCTGGTCCTGACACAGAGCCATACAACTGGTCTGGAGTAGAAGCATTCCCACTAGAGCTAGCTCTAAGGAATATTCCGTATGCAGAGCAGGAAGCTTTTTACTTGGGCTTTGACTCTCCATCATCAACATCAGCTACCAATATTGACTGGTAGTAGGTAAAAGTATATGGGGTATGTTGGCTTACACGTTCACACGCACTACTCACTCTTTGATGGAATCGCAACTCCACAAGAGTATGTAGATCGTGCATCTGAACTTGGGATGTCTGCTATTGCAATCACTGACCACGGTTCTTTGTCTGGTCACAGAGAAATGTATCGTGCTGCAAAAGAAAAAGACATCAAGCCAATACTTGGCGTAGAAGGATATATAACGGAGGATCGTTTTGACCGTCGTGATAAAGACGAGAGAACAGGACCATTAGATCTTGTTTACAACCACATTGTCCTTCTTGCCAAGAACCCAAAAGGTTTAGAAAACCTAAACAAGCTAAACGAAATTGCTTGGACAGAGGGCTTTTTCAAAAAGCCTAGAATTGACTGGAAAGTATTAGAGCAGTATAAAGAAGGTATTGTAGTTACTTCTGGATGCCTTAGTGGAGTTTTGGCCAAGGCAATTGAGGCAGGCAACTTAGCCTTTGCTAAGACACACATTAAGTGGTGCAAAGATACCTTTGGTGATGACTACTACCTTGAAGTAATGCCACACAATCCACCAGAGATGAATAAGACAATCCTAGAGCTAGCAGATGAATTTAATATCAAGCCTGTGGTAACTCCAGACTGTCACCACTCTGGTCCAGAGCAAAAGGAAATCCAAGAGTTAAAGCTTATTCTTAATACCTATTCTAATAAGGTTGAGAAGGATGCCACATACGATAAGTCTAAAAAGTTTGATAACCTCATGGATAGGTTGGACTATCTGTATGGTGCAGATAGACAGATGAGCTTTAACAAGTTTGAGATTCACTTGCTCTCTCACGAAGAGATGCGTTCTGCTATGGAAGCTCAGGGTATTGATAGAGATGATATGTATGAGAATACTCTTGAGATAGCAAATAAGATTGAAGACTATAACATTCAAGACCACCTAAACCTTTTGCCAGTTCAATACAAAGACCCAGACAAAGAGCTAAAGATATTAGCCCTAGAAGGCCTAAAGGAAAGAGGCTTTGAGGGAAATTCTGAATACCTAGAAAGACTTGATGAAGAGCTAAAGATTATCAAAGATAAAAACTTTGGTCCATACTTTCTCGTTGTTCGTAGCATGATTGCTTGGGCAAAGAAGGAAGACATCATGGTAGGTCCAGGTCGTGGATCTTCTGCTGGATCACTACTCTGCTACGCCTTGGGCATTACAGATATTGACCCAATCAAACATGGCCTACTTTTCTTCCGATTTATTAATCCAGAACGTAATGACTTCCCAGATATTGATACAGATATCCAAGATAACCGTCGTGAAGAAGTTAAAGACTATCTTGTAAGACAGTATAGACACGTAGCCTCTATCGCAACATTCTTATCTTTTAAAGACAAGGGTGTTGTAAGAGATATTGCTCGTGTGCTAAACATTCCTCTGCCAGACGTAAACAAGGTGATGAAGCTCGTTGATACTTGGGATGAATACTGCACATCAAAGTCTACCGTTGAGTTTCGTGAGAAGTACCCAGAGATTGAAAGATATGGAGAACAGCTACGTGGAAGAATCCGTGGTACAGGAATACATGCAGCTGGAGTTGTAACATCTAAAGAACCAATCTTTAGGTATGCACCAATGGAAACCAGATCCTCTCCTGGGTCAGACGAAAGAATTCCAGTAGTTGCAGTAGACATGGCTGAGGCAGAACGTATTGGTTTAATTAAGATTGACGCTCTGGGTCTAAAGACTCTTAGCGTACTACAAGATACTCTAAAGATTATTGAGCAGAGACACAATAAAAAACTAGAGCTACTTTCTGTAAATATGGAAGACCAAAAGGTTTATGAGATGCTTTCTTCTGGGTACACTAAGGGTGTGTTTCAGTGTGAAGCCACCCCATATACCAACCTTCTTGTAAAGATGGGCATTAAAAACTTTGCAGAACTTGCTGCATCTAATGCTTTGGTTCGTCCAGGTGCTGCCAATACCATTGGTAAAGACTATATTGCTCGTAAGCACGGTAAGCAGAACATCTCTTACCACCACCAGGTGATGAAAGCTTTTACTGCTGAGACCTATGGGTGTATTCTATACCAGGAACAAGTTATGCAGGCTTGTACAGAGCTTGGCGGAATGACTATGGCAGAAGCTGATCAGGTTCGTAAAATTATTGGTAAGAAAAAAGATGCAAAAGAGTTCGACAAGTTTAAGGATAAGTTTATTGATGGTGCTTCTAAGTTTATGGCTCCTAACTCTGCAAGAGATTTGTGGCAAGACTTTGAGGCACACGCAGGGTATTCCTTTAACAAGTCTCACGCTGTAGCGTACTCGACTCTTTCATACTGGACAGCATGGTTAAAGTATTACTACCCACTAGAGTTCATGTACTCATTGCTAAAGAATGAAAAAGATAAAGATACTAGAACAGAGTATCTAATTGAAGCTAAGCGTATGGGTATCTCAGTTAAGCTACCTCACGTTAACGACTCTGATGCAGACTTTAAGATTGAGGGCAAGGGAATTCGTTTTGGACTAACTGCCATTAAGTTTATCTCTGATAACATTGCTGCAAAGTACATTGCTCAAAGACCATTCAAGAGCTACAAGCATTTGGAAGAGTTTACCCTTGCCAAGGGTAGTGGGGTAAACACAAGATCGCTACAAGCTTTACGTGTGATTGGTGCAGCCACCTTTGAAGATAATCCACGAAACGAAGAAGAGATTAAAGAAAACCTTTATGAGTTTTTAAATCTTCCAGAGTTCAACATAACCGTTCCATCTCACTACTATGCCTTTATTAACCCAATAGAAGAGTTTGAAGAAAAGGGTGCATTCGTTTTGATGGGTATGGTAAAATCTATTAAGCGTGGTAAAGGCTGGTCACGTGTTGAAGTCTTAGATAAGACTGGAAGCGTAGGTATATTTGATGAAGAGCAAACCACTATTGAGGCTGGTAGGAGTTACCTCCTTCTATGCGATAACAATAGGATTGTTACTGCTATCCCTGTGGACGAAATTAAACAATCCAATAATGCCCTTGTAAAATTCCTAGGATACAAACAGCTTCCTTACAAAGATGAAGACATGTTTGTGGTTTCCTTTAAGCCAAGAATTACCAAGGCTGGAAAAAAGATGGCTTCCCTAACACTTGCAGATAGCTCTAGGAACCTGCACTCAGTAACGGTCTTTCCAACAGCCTTTCCAAAGGCATACATGAAAGTTCAAGAGGGGTCTGCTTACAGCTTCTCTTTTGGAAAAACAAAAGATGGAACAATAATTATGGAGGACGTAAATGATATATAACTCATTAGACACTATGGCAAAAGACATTCACAACATTGCGGTGGAAAAAGGATTTTGGCCAGACAAAGTAGACGATATTTTTATTACCAAGCAGCTAATGATGATCGTGTCAGAAGCGGTAGAGGTAATGGAAGCTATTCGTAAAGATAAGGGAAAGCAAGAAGTTGCTGATGAAATGGCAGACATTATAATCAGAACACTTGACTTATACCAAGGATTGGTGGATAATGGATATGTCGACCAAGAGCTACAGATAGCTCTAAACAACAAGACTAGTTTTAATAAGTCACGACCAGAAAGACACGGAGTAAAGTTTTAATGACAACTATAGAAGAAGCTTTTGCACTTTTAGATCCAAAGATTAGAAAAAGAATTGGTTCTGGAGTAGGTGTTAAAACAGAACTACAGCCTACACCAAGCGTAGGTCTTAACAGAGCACTAGGTGGTGGCTTTCCATATGGTAGACAAGTTCTTCTTTGGGGAAGCAAGTCTAGTGCAAAGTCTTCGCTATGCTTACAAACAATTGCTCTGGCACAGAAAGAAGGAAAGCTTTGTGCTTGGGTAGATGCAGAGATGTCTTATGACGAAGATTGGGCAAAAAAGCTTGGGGTAGACACATCTAAACTAATATACTCCGAAGCTAGAAGTATAAACGATATGGTGGACGTTGGTGTTGCACTTCTTCATGCTGGCGTAGACATTATTGTTATTGATAGCATTAGCTCTCTCCTTCCAGCTGTATACTTTGAAAAAGATTCTGATGAGCTAAAGGCTTTAGACCAGACCAAACAAATTGGTGCAGAGTCTAAAGACCTAAAGCATGCTTGGCTGATGCTAAACTACGCCAACAATCGTGAAAAGCCAGCTTTGATAATTGCAATTTCTCAAGCTAGGAACAACATCCAGGCTATGTACACTCAGTCCGTTCCCACAGGAGGTTTGACCACTCAATTTATGTCCTCTACAATAGTCAAGCTGTTTTCTTCTAGCTCAGATTCTAAGGCTATCAAAGGAAAGATCAAGGTTGGGGATAAGCTAATTGAGCAAAAGCTGGGTAGGAGAGTCCTCTGGGAAGTCCAGAACTCTAAGACCTCTGCCCCAGGAGATGCTGGGGAATATGACTTCTACTTCAGAGGCGATACAATCGGTATAGACGCCATTGGGGACCTAGTGGACACTGCAGAGCTTTTAGGGATTGTAGAGCGTTCTGGGGCCTGGTACATCCTCCCAGACGGGTCTAAGGTCCAGGGTAGGGATGGATTTGTCAATAAAGTAAGAGAAGACAAAGATCTAGAGGCCTCAATTAGAAGCAAGCTAGATGTCTAAATATATAGTTATTAGCGGTATCTTTAAGTGTCATACCTGCAAAGAAGAAGTTACCTCTTTGCGTTGCTATGGAGAAGACAAGCTGCTCAGCTGGATGTGTTCAGAAAAGCATCTTACGAACGTAAGCCTAAAGCCAAAACGAAAGAAGGATTATGAGCGAGAGAAGTGAAAGCAAGAGGCTAGGTGCTAAGCAGCACAAGAACTCTGGCAGAGGCTTGCACAAGGGCGATGCCTCATGGGAAAACTTTACTGTTGACTTTAAGGAAGTTGGCAAGTCGTTCACCTTGAATAAAGATGTGTGGGCAAAGGCAACTACCGATGCTATTAAAAACAATAACGATCCAGCAATCGTAGTGGTACTAGGAGAGTCTGGAATGAAAACAAGATTAGCGATTATAGAATTATCAATACTAGAAGAACTGACAGGAAAATAAAAAATGAAAATACTATTACTAGATATAGAAACAACACCAATGCAGGTTTATGCGTGGGGCCTATGGGACCAGAACATTAGCATTGATCAAATTATTAAGAGTACAGAAATGCTTTGCTTTGGTGCAAGGTGGCTAGACGGCAAGAAGGTAATCTTTAAGTCCGTTCATCACGACGGAAAGAAAGAGATGCTAAAGGAGCTACATAAGCTAATGGATGAGGCAGACCTGTTGGTTGGCTGGAACTCCGCAGCTTTTGACCACAAGCATATCAATCGGGAATTCCTAGAGAATAAAATGCTACCACCATCACCGACAAAAGATCTAGATCTTATGACGATTACAAAAGCTAACTTTTTGTTCCCATCAAACAAGCTAGATTACGTTGCACAAAAGCTAGACGTTGGTGCCAAGGTAAAACACTCTGGATTTAAACTATGGATTCGTTGCATGGAAGGCGACAAGAAAGCTTGGAAGGAAATGAAGGAGTACCAGATTCAGGATGTAAACCTTCTGGTAGATCTTTATCACGAATTACTTCCTTGGTTTGTGGGTAAGGGCAGTGCAACAACAAAAGAGAAGCAGGCTATCTCTGGCTACGACAGGGAATCTGAGGTATAATATTATCATGGAACAACAGCAGACAACGATTGACTCAATCAACGGGCTATCTGAAATTGCAGAGTATATGCAGGATGAGGAGCTGAATACGGCCCTCACCTTCATTGCCAAGGTAATTATTAAGCCAGACATTCCTATTAACGTAGTCACCATTGAGATAGTAAGGTTGCAAGCAATAGCTGCGAAGATGGCTTTTAAAGCTACCTGGATGGCTAATGTAGATAAGTCTGATCGAGGCAAGAAAAATCTATACTATACTGCCGCAGAAGCTATTAATAACTTGGTCTCAGCCTTGAAATATATCGCTAGATAGTGTATACTAGAAGGATATAGAGAAGAGCCTAACAATGACAAAAAGTTTGCTGCAACAAATAATGATAAAGACAGAGCAAAAGATTGCTTCTAGGCCTTCCTTTTTAGACCAGGCAGCCCTTATTGAAAAAATTAAGTCTGGCTATATTGTTAACCGTGTAGACAAGTTTACTACAAAAACAAGCTTTGCCCCATCAACCATAGCATACTCACATGGAGAATGTCCTAGATACTGGTACCTTGCTTTTAACGGTGCCATGTTTACAGACAATGCGGATGCATACGGTGGAGCAAATATGACTGCGGGAACAAAGTCACATGAAAGAATCCAGAAAGCTATGGGCGATGCTGGAATTCTTAAAGATTCAGAATTTAAAATAACATATTCCGATCCACCGATTTTTGGTTATGGAGATGTTGTTTTAGATTGGGATGGTCAAGACCTCCTTGGTGAAATTAAAACTATGCCAAATGAAGGTTTTGAATATAGAAAGCTAGCAGGAAAACCAAAGGGTGGCCACTTGATTCAGCTACTTATTTATATGAAAATTTTAAATAAGGGCAAGGCCGTTATGATTTATGAAAACAAGAACAATCATGAGCTATTAATTTTTCCTGTAGAATTAAATGAATATTCTTTTAAGTGGGTAGAGAACGCTTTTGAATGGATGAGAACAGTCAGAAAGGCTTGGGAAAGTAAAACCCTGCCAGAGAAAAACTATAGGTCCAATTCAAAGATTTGCAAGACCTGTCCGATTCGGGCAACTTGTGATGCAGCGGGAACTGGAGAGGTAAAGATCAAATCTTTGGAGCCTCTAGATGAAGCATTGTCAATGGTGTGACAACAGTTTTGAAACAAAAGTTTCTTATCAAATATATTGCTCTCCTGAGTGCAGGGACGGAGCTACTAAACAAAAGATCACTGAAAGATATCAACTCTCTAGGATTAGTCGTAGGGCTGGTAAGGTTAGAAAATGCAAGAAGTGTGAGCAGAACTTGTCAATTTATAACGATGAACAAATTTGTAGTAAGTGTCTAATTAATCCAGTTGACATATCCATTGCCCTGAAAGATATAAAGAGGTTATCTAATGGTAAACCTTAATCTATTAATAGATACCCCGAAAAACATCTGTGCGATTGATGCCAGTACTAATAACCTAGCGTTTGCCATCTTTAACGATAAGACTTTGGTTGCCTGTGGCAAGATTAATTTTAAAGGACCAGACACTTATTCCAAAGTAGGAGATGCTGCAAGAAAGTCAGTGGCCTTTTTTGATAAGTTTAATATTGATGCAATTGTTATTGAGCACACGGTATTTATGAATAGCCCAAAGACTGCTGCAGATCTTGCCCTAGTTCAAGGTGGCCTTCTTGGGGCAGCAAGGATTGTTGGAGTAAAAAGATTTGGATCTGTCAGCCCTATTACATGGCAAAACTTTATAGGAAACAAAAAGCTTACTACTCCAGAAAAACTGGAGGTAGCAAAGAATAACCCCAACAAAGCTCCGTCTACTTTAAAGACCATAGAAAGAGAATTTAGAAAGCAAAGAACAATTAAGTTTGTTAACACCTATTACGACAAGCAGATAGATGATAACGATGTGGCAGATGCAATAGCAATTGGACACTATGCTGTAAATAATCCAGGAAAGATCGGTTTGTAAAAATGGCTGCAAAGTTGTATACTAGTGAGGCATGGCTTAAAAAAAGGTATTGGATGGACAAGAAGAGTCCAGAAGAAATCGCAAAAGAATGTGGAACAAGCGTAGAAACTATCTATGTTTATTTAGCAAAGTTCGGACTAAGAAAGAGTAGAAGATGAGCATACAAACAGAAAAAGATATTGAAAGAGTTTCAGATCAAGTAAAAGATTTGTTGATTTCCAAGAATAGATCTTATGGAGACTCTGCACTACACCCTTCGAGAATATTCTCAAAGACTGACAACGTGGAGCAGTTGCTTGTTCGAATTGACGACAAGCTTTCTCGAATACAGAATGGGCACGATTGGCCAGGAGATAACGAGATCGACGACCTGCTAGGATATCTAATTCTTTTAAAAATTGCAAAGGAAAGATCATCTCGTGAATAAAAGAAGGTCTTCTCCTATAAGAGAAACCAAGTTTGACAGAGTTAAAGAAATACAGGTAGGTAGCAGGCTAGTGGTAACTGGAGACATTATAAAAATTGCTGGAGAGTATGGGTCAAGGTTTAAGTTTGACAGCTTGGTAACAAACAAGGAGACTGGAGCTCAGTGGATAGACTGCTTTGAATTCAGCAAAAACTCAGTTTCCGCATGTAGATCGTTCAGATCTGATAGAATTAAACTAATACCAATAAAAAGGGGTAGAAAGAATGTCGACTGAAGACAACCTAGTAGAACATCTAGATAAGGTAAACAAGGTAGTAGAAGAATACCTTAAGGGTAGCGAGCCTACTCAAATATCTAAAGAGCTAGATATCCCACGACAAAAAGTTGTAACGTATATCAACGAGTGGAAGCAAATGGCTTCAGATAATGCAGCTATCCGTGCAAGAGCCAAGGAAGCCTTGGTGGGGGCAGACACACACTATAATAAACTAATTAATAAAGCTTACGAAGTTATTGATGATGCAACCACAACTGCAAACCTTAGTGCAAAAACTGCTGCTATTAAGTTAGTTCTAGATATTGAGGCTAGACGAATTGACATGTTGCAAAAAGCTGGACTGCTAGAAAATAAAGAGCTTGCAGAAGAGATGCTAGAGATTGAAAGAAAGCAAGAAGTGTTGGTAAACATTCTTAAAGACATTGCTTCAGAATATCCACAGGTGAGAGACGAGATTATGCGTAGGCTATCCTCTGTTTCAAAAGACAAAGAGGTAATCACAATTGTCAGCGATGTTTGATGACTTCTTGGATGTTTTAAAAGATAGCAACTTTGATGAAACCCCAGTCGACGCAAAAACTTTCGTAGAGGGAGAAGACTATTTAGGTCAGCCCCCACTGTCTGATGTTCAGTACGACATCGTAGAAGCAATGAGTCAAATCTATAAGCTAGAAGATTTAGTTAATTTAATGGGACAGGAAGAAGGAACCAGATATTATAAAAAATACACAAAGAATGAAGTTATTCTACAGCTTGGTAAAGGATCTGGTAAAGATTTTACGTCTACTGTTGCTTGTTCTTACATCGTATACAAACTCCTTTGTCTTAAAGACCCAGCGAGATACTTCGGAAAACCAGGTGGCGATGCAATTGATATCATTAACGTGGCGATTAATGCTCAGCAAGCTAAGAACGTTTTCTTCAAAGGATTTAAATCAAAGATAGAAAGATCTCCATGGTTTGCTGGAAAGTTTTACGCAAAGGCAGAGTCAATAGAGTTTGACAAAGCAATCACAGTTTACTCTGGACACTCAGAGCGTGAGTCTCACGAGGGCCTTAACCTTATTCTTGCAGTGCTTGATGAGATTTCTGGGTTTGCACAAGAGATTGGTGGGGGTAATGACCAAGGCAAGACTGCCGATAACATTTATAAAGCTTTTCGTGCATCTGTAGACTCACGATTTCCAGACCTTGGCAAGGTAGCCTTGCTATCCTTCCCACGTTTTCCTGGAGACTTTATCTCACAAAGATATGATTCTGTAATTGCTGAAAAAGAAAGTATCCAGAAAAAACATACCTTTATTATGAACCCAGATCTACCAGAAAATGCAGAGGGTAACTCTTTAGATATTGAGTGGGACGAAGATGTAATTACTTCGTATAAGTATCCAGGAGTGTTTGCACTTAAAAGACCAACTTGGGTAGTAAACCCAACAAGAAGTATTGATGACTTTAAGCTGGCTTTTTATACAGACATTGGGGATGCTATGCAAAGATTTGCATGTGTTCCAACCTTCTCGTCCGACGCATTCTTTAAGCAAAGAGAAAAGGTCAGGGCCTGCATGACTATTAGAAACCCGATTGATCCTTCTAAAAGATTTGACGAGACATTCACCCCAGATCCAAATAAGAAATACTTTGTTCATGCTGACCTTGCACAGAAGCATGACAAGTGTGCAGTAGCAATTGCTCACGTAGAGAAGTGGGTATCAGTTCAAGTTATGAAAGACTATGAGCAGGTTGTCCCCATGGTTATCGTAGATGCAGTTGTCTACTGGGAGCCAAAGGTTGAAGGCCCAGTAAATCTTTCGGAAGTAAAGCAGTGGATTCAAAATCTACGCAGACAAGGCTTTGATATTGGAATGGTTAGCTTCGACCGTTGGCAGTCTTTTGACATACAGAACGAGCTAAAGTCTGTGGGCATCAGAACTGAAACAGTGTCAGTGGCAAAAAAGCACTACGAAGACATGGCAATGCTTATGTATGAAGAAAGACTAGCTATGCCAGCAATAGAATTACTCTTTGAAGAATTAACAGAACTTAAGATTATGAAAAACAACAGGGTTGATCATCCGAGAAAAAGTTCTAAGGACTTGGCGGACGCTGTTTGCGGTGCAATCTTTGGAGCAATTAGTCACACTGTAAAAGACAATAATTCCGAGGTAGAGATTCATACGTTTAGGGATAGGTCAAAGAGGACAGAAGATCTTCCTAAGAATGTGATACAATATAAGCCCATGCCAAAAGAAGTAGAAGAATATCTACAAGGGTATGATTTAATTTAACGCTCTTTTTGTTAACAGTTTTTGTTTTTACAAAACTCTAAAGTAAAACTTTAAGGAGCGTTTTGTATTTCTAAAAACACTATGCTATAATAGATTCCTATCCCACTCTCGAAAGGTAACAAATATATGTCCGACTTCTTCTCCTTCAACCTACCAACAGATTTTGTTGAAAAATACAGCACTGTAGAGGCACCCTTTGGTTTCAGAGACGCAGGAGAAAACTCGATCGGAGAAATTACTTTTGCTAGAACCTATTCTCGCATCAAAGAAGATGGAACCAAAGAACGCTGGTATGAAGTTTGTAAGAGAGTTATCGAAGGGATGTATTCTGTCCAGAAGAATCATGCCAAGGACAACCGTCTTCCATGGAATGACTACAAGGCTCAGAAGTCTGCACAAGAAGCTTTTGACCGTATGTTCAATCTAAAGTGGACACCACCAGGACGTGGTATGTGGACATTTGGAACACCACTTACAATGGAAAAACGTAACTCAGCTGCACTACAAAACTGTGCTGTTGTATCTACAAAAGACCTAGATAAGAATGATCCAGGAGCTTTGTTTGCTTGGGTAATGGATGCTCTTATGCTTGGCATTGGTGTTGGATTTGATACCCTTGGACAAGACAAGGCCTTGCCAATTCATGCACCTGTAGAACCAAAGACAGTCTATGAGATCCCAGACACTCGTGAAGGTTGGGTAGAGGCAACAAGACTTCTTCTTAATTCATTCCTAAGACCAAACCAAAATTTGCAAGAGCTAGACTACTCACTTATTAGACCTTTGGGTGCACCAATCAAGGGCTTTGGAGGAACTGCTTCTGGGCCAGCACCATTACAGCAACTTCACGAGCAGATTCGTAAAGTAATTGGTGGACGTGCTGGAGAGACACTAGACTCAAGAGCTATTGTAGATATTATTAATCTAATTGGAACATGTGTTGTTTCTGGAAACGTACGTCGTTCCGCAACACTAGCTTTAGGTGTAGAGGGTGATGATGATTTCCTAAATCTAAAAAATGCAGAAGCTTTCCCAGAGCGTAACAGCTATGACCCAGATGCTCCAGGATGGGCATGGATGAGCAACAACTCTATCTCTGCTACTGTGGGAATGGATTACTCAAAGTATGTAGATCGCATTGTAGACAATGGTGAGCCAGGTTTTATTTGGCTAGACGTTGCCCGTAACTATGGACGTTTGGCAGATCAGCCAGACGGTGCAGACTACCGTGTAGTAGGCTTTAATCCATGTGCAGAACAGCCACTAGAGTCTTACGAGCTATGTACCCTAGTTGAGGTACACCTAAATCGTCACGAGTCTAAGGAAGACTTCCTACGCACTCTAAAGTTTGCTTATTTATATGGAAAGACCGTAACACTTCTTCCAACTCACTGGCAGCAAACTAACGGAATCATGCAACGTAACCGTCGCATTGGAACATCCCTAACTGGAATTGCATCTTTTGCAGATGAAAAGGGTCTTCCAACTGTACGAAATTGGATGGATGAAGGATACAACAAGATCCGTTTCTATGACAAAAAGTATTCTGAATGGCTATGTGTTCGTGAGTCAATTCGTGTGACTACCGTAAAACCATCTGGCTCAGTGTCCCTGCTCTCAGGTGCAACACCTGGAGTTCACTGGGGACCAGGCGGAGCCTTCTACCTACGTGCCATTCGTTTTGGTAACACAGACCCAATGCTTCACCTATTTAAAGCTGCAGGGTATAAGTGTGAAGACGATGTAGTATCAGCAAACACTACGGTTGTATACTTCCCAATTAAGTCTGGGCAAAAGCGTAGCGAAAAGCAGGTATCTTTGTTTGAAAAGATGTCCCTTGCTGCCACAGCTCAAGAGTACTGGTCAGACAACGGTGTATCCGTAACCCTATCCTTTGACAAGGAAACAGAAAAGCAGCATGTCGCATCCGTTCTTAATATGTATGAGGGTAAGCTAAAGGCTGTATCATTCTTGCCAATGGGTAACACAGTATACCCACAGCAACCATACACAGAAATTACAGAAGATGAGTATGACTACTACATCGGACGTATTGCTAAGATTGATTTCTCTGCAATTTACGACGGTGTAGATAATCTAGAAGCACTTGGAGAATCATACTGTACAACAGACTACTGTGAAATTAAGATTCCAGACAAGAGAGCAAAGTAATGAAACAGCTTTTACACTTTACAGCAACTTGGTGTCAGCCATGTAAACAAATGGAACCGTTAATTTCAAAATTTGTTTCAGAAAATTTAGATATCAATTATGACAAGATTGATGTAAGTGATGAGTTTGATCCAGCGGTTGAGTATGGTGTTAAAGGTATTCCAACTTTTATTGCACTGCTTGATGGTAAAGAAATTTCTAGACATACTGGTGTTGCAACAGAAGAAAAACTACTTAACTTATTTAGCTAAAAAATAAAATGTTATAATAGTCTTGTTAGAACTAACCCCACTAACAAGGAGAAAAAATTAAAAAAGCCCTATATTTTGCTGTAGCCGTATCCATAATGTTTGTATCATTACTTTGGCCAGCAGCTGCTAAAGCATCTACATCCGCAGTGTGCGACACCTATCAAGTTAATGGTGGTGATCAGGCATTCTTAATGAACCTAAATACCCCACTAGAGTTTGGTGGCACGGTTTATGACGGTAACATCTATATAAGTCCAAAAGGAACAGTTACTTTTGGTCAGGGTGACTATACTTTCTGGAGCTACCCAGCAACACCATCTATATCAATTGGTTCGTGGGACTATCACGCTTTTGCTAATGACGGAAGTTCTCAATGGGATCCAGGATGGGGTATTGGAAAAGATTTGTATGTTAGATATGGATCAACAGAAACTTCTATTTGTGTTGATTGGAAAGTAATGGTTTGGGGTC